TATCTAAAATCTTAACCCAAGGATAATATGTAGAAACATAACTACTATCAATTGTAGATACATCGTTTACTGCGGCATCAATCAATCCTACTGTTTGATTGCTTGATGGGAACACAATGTTATCCATGATGTAGAATGTATCACCACGGGCTTCACACATATCTGTTACCAAGTCAGTAACATAACTGTGTTGTTCGTGGAAAATACCTGGTGTTACGATCAAGTTGATGTCAAATTCATCGGCATTTCCAAGAGCACCTACACATTGTTTGTAAGCGATTGAACCTGCACTATTGATATTTGTACAATTTAAACCTTGTGTATTACCTGCGATAATATCACTTCCAACATTAATTGGAATTGCAGGTGATTGACCATCAAATCCACCTTGGAAACCTACTACGAACTTACGCATCTTGACATATGTAGCTTCGTTAGCTGCATCATATGTTGAAGGAATACTACCGCTCAATGAAGCAGCAAGTAGTGAACCAGTTCCAACATTAGAACTTGTTGATTCCAAATCAAATGCGATATTGTATCCTACAGTAGCACCAAATGGTAGAGGATAAAAATATTCTTCTGTATCATATTTTACACCTGCATTTGTTGAACTTGTTGGATATAAAGAAGTCAATTCAGAATCAGCACCAAGTGGAATATCACTCATTACTGTACCAGATGCATATTTGCCAGGAGCTAATCCATAAATACTTGCTTTACTATATTGTACTACTGGAATATAATTTCCAATTGTACCTCCTAGTGGAGTTACATATGCTGCGTTACCATAAGGAACAGCAGATACTGGATATGGTACTGTATTCATTTCAATTCTTACATACTTACTCAAGTTTGTATAAGTGCCAAATTCAATGATTTTACCGGCATAAGTAATGAAATTGTATCTATCACCAATTCTACGAGCTACGAAGTTTGAAGAATTTGGATCTAGACTCAAGTTTTGGAAGATTTCCAAGTATTTTGGCTTCTTATCTGTATCACTATAAGATCTTACAGCAAGTGTGAATGAACCCCAATCACTTCCTGCAACAGTACTAGATAATTTAACATTACTAATTTCAATCTTGTATTGTTTATTTGTGATTGTACCATCGCTAACTGTGTGTACTTTAAACAATTGATACTTGGTTGTAGAACCACCTGTATTAGATGTTCCACTCCAAGGAGCAATTCCTTGTGAAAGAATCCAAGGTGTTGCTGCACTTGTTAGTCCGTATTGAGAATCACCTGCGTTTAAGTTTGTTGAATATTGATCGGTAAATTTCAATGTTTCACCTGTTGAGAATGAACCAGATGAAGGTATTCCAGCGAATATTTTCCATCCTGGGTTTCCACTATTTAATTCATCATTTACTTTTTGAATTGAATCTTCAAATGTATTATATAAATAAGCGGCTTCAATCTTAGCGCCGGAAACTTGATCATTTTGATTACCAACGGTTGGATCATTTCCAAATACATTTGTAATGTAATTTGAATCAGCAGGATTCAATGAAAAGTCATAGTAACCAATCAATGAACCATTTTGTGATAAAGTCAATTGGAAATCACTCAATGATGTTGGATTTTGAGATCCACTATAATTTCCAGATGTTGCGGTTTTTTGATTCAATACAGAACCACTGAAACCAGGAGCATTAAAACTACTATCCAATGTACCATATTGAGTATTTGATAATACAGCAAGAACTCTTGGATAATAAGATACTGCGGTTGGATTACATGGATCGGCTGGTGCAGACCATTGTGGTGTAAATGTTCCTGTAATTTTACCAAATGAACCACTGATTACACCCTTAAGATATACTTGTGTTCCACAACCAGTTGACGATCTTAGAGCAAATATACTACCACTTATGAGTGTAATATTTGTACCAACTAAATTTCCATCTGAATTGGTAATTGTTACACTATTTGCAAGTGAAGCACTAAAATATGATGTGGTTGATGTAGATTCTGCAATTGCTTGTAATAATTTAGCATCACTTGTATAAGATGAATTTCCTTGATAAGATGATGTTACAAATACAGTTGAGAATGATAACGCACCTACAGTAAAACTATAAGTTTGACCGTAGTTATATAAACTTCCATTTGCAGAATTTACATTTAATGTAGTGTTATCACCAGCGGTTGAATTAAATTGTGCGGTAAATGCTGCACCAGATACAAATGACATCGATGTACTTGCTGAATTATAAGTAAATGTACTGGAAATATTGTCACTATCATATAGTACATATGAAGATCCACTATTTAAAGCACCAGCTGAACCGCTTCTGGCCCAAGTACCTGGTTGTGCCCAGATTACGAATGGGTTGATTTGTCTATATCCTGTCAAAGCACCGACACGACATACAGTTACAAATCCTTTTTCCTTAAGATATTCTTTTGCGGTGTATGGTCCATAATAAACACCATCAGCTACACCGAACTTTTCTTCAAGATCGGCTGTGTTGGTGATTAATGTTGGTGCGAATCCAGGACCTTTTGGAAACGGAGCAAGTATTACTGCTCCGATTTCGGCAACACCTTGTGCTACTCCGCTTAGGTCGTTTTCTCTTGTAAATACTCCTGGGCTGACTATACGGTCAACAGGACTAAATTTTCCTCCTTCAGTTATTGGCATATGTTAAATTCCTTTCAAATGTAGAAATTTTATTGAAAAAATCTAAATATAAATATTCACAAAAAATTCAAGATGTTAATATTTATAAACAATTTTAAAATTACTGATATAAAGGAAAAAATCTTCGTCCGGCACCTTCAACATATACAGGAGCCCACCCCCAAAATAATTTGCTTCCAATACCACTTAAGTCTTGACCTGTACCACCACCATTAATTGTAAATATATAAGCATTTGGATCTGTTAATCCTCCGCCACCAATGCTATAATCACCTTCACCTATTAAATAAAGATTTGGTACTATTGTTTTGCCTTCTAAACCAGGTGTTTTTAAATCCGCAGCAAATGCACTGTATTTCTTTTCTGGATATAAAGACGATGTAGTATTATAATAAATAAAAGATATAACCATTTCTTGTGCAGGTACTAATACAATAGATCCAGATTCTTCAATAGATCCACTGCCTGGTCCATCAAATCCAGCAACACCACCCCATTCTATTTGTTGATATGGATAAAAATTAATGGTATTGTTTGTACTACCGGAAGATACTAATCTAATACTAAATGAGCCAGATTCTACTGAAGAACTAATATGTATATTTAAATTATTGAGAGTATGTAAATGCCAAAAAGAATATTCGGATGAACAAGTGATTGATGAAGTTGATCCACTAAAATATGAAGAAGTAAATGAAAATTCACCTTGTCCAGCAGGCCCAGCAGGTGATGGTATCCAAACTGTATCATAATTATTGGAACTACTTTTTGCTAAAATATAATTTATAGTTCCACCTGTTGGTATTCCATTATTTGCATAACTAGCACTTGTAGCAAAAGAACTACTTAAAGAATAACTGGAACTTATTGAATAACTAGATGTATTTGAATAACTTGATGAAACAGTATAACTAGCCGTAATTGCTTGTGATGCACTTATTGCCCAAGAAGCAGTTCCGTATAAACTAGATGTAATATTATATGATGATATTGATCCTGTAACAATTAAAGATCCTGTAACATATCCACTTCCAGTAAATGGAAATCCACTTCCTGTTCCGCCTGCACTTGCACTAATAGTTACAATCGGACCAGATCCACTAATTATAGTTACTCCAGGACCACCAATTATAGAAGTAATATTACCACCTCCACTTCCAGATATAACACTTCCAGAAGCAATCGCACTGGAAGTCATTACACAAATTTGTTTAGTATTTTCATTCCATGTTAAGAAATAATTAAATGGTGATGCGATACTACCTGAACCACACGGTTCTAGCCAAAAAATACTACTTGTTACATTTAAAATGTCTACATTTATTACAGAAGTACTTCCAAAATCTGGTGGAGTACTACTCCCAGACGGATC